AGATGGCTCGCAACCTTGTGGTGTTCCCGTTCTCCTCGCGGGTGAGCCTGGAAGATGTAGCCCGGGAATCACCGATTACCTTGCTCCGGTTGATGGGTGACTCGTACGCTTACCTACAGTCGGGTGCCGTGGTTGACCGCCGTGGGTATGTGGTTAGTAAAGATATGGATATGGGTACCATCATCACTCGGCTTGCGGGTTTCTACCCATCGCAAGCGGCGAACCAGTATGATGTTATCCGTATCGCCAACCGCACCACTGATTACCAGAAGGAAGCCGTGGCTTCGTTCCGTCACGCTTGGATCAAGGCTACCCTGCGCGGTGATACGCAGGCGGCTAGTGAGATCATGAATGACGTGCGCGAATGGAACAACGCCACACGTGGCACCCCACTGGAAATCAGGAACTTCTCAACCGGTAACACCAGGGCATTGCGTGAGGCTCAGCGGCCAGCGGGTGAGCGCGCACTGCGGGCTGCGCCAAGGGCGGCGCAGGAAGACATCCGTGGGTTTATTGACGCCCTGATCGATTAGGTCAGGGTGTTGCGCCTTGGATAACACTGAGGTGAGCGTTGATCGTCCGGTTTTCTTCATTGGTTAGGATGCCAATGAGGCGCGGGTGGTTGACGCTGAGGGCCAGCACGTATTGCTGACCCAGCTTGATGTTAGTGCCCCGGCCAAGGTAGCCCTTCTCGGACTGCGGGGTGGCGTTTATACCCTGCTGGTTTATTTCTTCTACCAGTGAGCGGTAATCACCGCCCCTCGCAGCCAGCCATTTCTTGAAGTGCCTCCGGTCGATGGTGATCAAACCATCGTTGAGCGGCGCCCCCGAGTTAGGGCGGAATAGGTCGTATCGGATATGCACCTCACCCCGTGGCATACGGTTGGTGTCAATGATTTGTTGAGATGGGTTGGTCACGTGAGTCACGGTCAGCGCCGTGTGCGATTGGTCGTTCAGGTACTCGGTCAGCATGTCAAAGGCATCCGCATGGTTCTCAGTCACGGACTTACGCATTGCTCCGATCTGAGCCAGCACGTAGGCTGTACCGTCCTTATAGTCGAATTGGATAAGCCCAAGTTCCGTAGCAATTTTACCCATTAGGTCGGCACACAGGATACATTGTTCCCAATACCGCTCACTGCCGGAAAACTTAGCGCCATACTGCTTGTTGAACACACCTCGGTGGTGTTCAAGCGCCGCCATGATACCCGACTCCCCAAGCGCCAGCAGATGGCGGATGATGACCCGCCCGGCTGAGCCGTAGTTGGTGCTGAGGAATGAGTACATCTTCTGCCCTGCGTTGGTATTGCGCGTGAACAGGGGGTGCGGGTTGATTGTTACTTCCAACAGACGCGCCATCTGGGCATCAGTCTCAAGCCCTGACGCTGCCAGCATGGAGGCCAGTGACCGGTTGGATGAGGTGGTTACGATGGTCGCCCATGTCTTGGCATCACGCTCCTCAGCGGAGCGGGACAGCCGGGCCTTATCACGCCCCTGTGATACCCAATAAAGGAAGTCTCCGATCTCCTTGGCAGGCAGCATGGTGGCTTCGTCAATGGTGACCGGCAGGTTGTTGTAGAACCCCATGCGGGCAAACATGGCGTTCTGCGTGAACTTGGCTGTGTAGTGTAACCGCACCGGGTCGCCCCATACTGACTGCTGCCATAGCTGCGCCAAGGTCTTACCTGCCCCGGTCTGCCCATACAGGCTGATCGTCAACCCCTTGAGCCCGGTGAAGTTAAACAGTGGCGCTGCCATCCCTACACACAGCGCGAACTTGTGGGCTGACATGGTAGCCTTCTCTAATACAGAGGTGAAGTTGACCCATGCCTCAAGGGTGCCGCTTGTCTCATACAAGTTCTCAGTAATGCGCTGCGCGCCGAGTGCGACGCTCACAGTCTCAGTCGTTACGGAACCACTCGCATCGCGTTTGTACAACGTATCACCAAGAAGGAATTCGGCATTGTCCTGCTTCCATCCCATGGTGGCGTACAGGTTGGTCACCGACTTAAGCTGCCGCAGTTCTTCCATGTAGGACCGCAACATCATTTGAAATAGCTCCGTCTGCTTCTTAGTGGGAAGAACGATACCCTGATCTGCGATGGTAATAGCGAAGTCTTTGATGGAGAACTCAGCCAGGAGTGACTGCCGGAACGACAGGGTTTGCCAACCAACGTGCGGGCGGTTCCACCGGTAACGCACTGTCTCATACCCAAGGGACTCATCTCTACCATAACTGACCGGGTATATATCGAACGTGCATACGTCCACGTCGGATTTGTCTAGGGTGATGCGAAGCCCGCCCCCTTCGCGCCACTTGAACGGCCTTGGCGGCTTCATGGTCAGGGGCTCTGGCGTATCTACCGGCGGCGGTGCCGGTGCGTACTCTATGGCCAGCCTTACGGGGGTCGTGATCTTGTTGAAGAACTTACAACCCTTGCACCCGTCAGGGCGTTCCTGCTCGAACCGAGTGCAGGTGGTCGGACCCGTGGTGCTATTGCGCCACTGATTCAGCTTGCGGAGGGTTGTGCCTTCATCATAGCCTGGGTGGTTCTGGCTCCAAGCCTTGGCCGTGTCTTCCGGGTCCGAGCAGTGCGCGGCCACACCCATCAGGGCATACCACAGGGGCTCAGGCACACTGTCTTGGTTCTGTACTGCCCATGCGACCTGGGCACACTTCTCAATGACCGTATCGGGGTTGGCCGGTGGGAAGTCCTGCTTCACCGCCATGGCATCCAATAGGGATGAGCGGGCGGGTTGTATAACTGTGGTGCTGGTAGTGACAGTACCAACCAGCAGGGCTGTCATATCCTCAACGCTGACAGGATCAGCGTCGATCAGCAGCTTAACCTCACCACCACCCTTGGGGTTCACGGTGCCGACAGGGCGCAGCACCCGGGCACTATCAGCCGGTACCGCAGGGTCGAACAGTGCGCGACCATCCTCAGTCGGGATCATAGCCTTCAGCCCCATGGCCAATGGCATCCACTCATCGTGAGTGAGTTCACGATCCAATACCCAGTACACATGCAGCCCGTTACCGGATGCCACGATCATAGGTTTCGGCAACTTGTTGGTAGCAACAAACTCGCCTAGCGCACGAAGCCCTTGCTTCCAGTGCGGGAAAGGTTTGTCCGGGCCGCAGTCAATGTCGAGGTACAACGCTTTGATCAGGTGGACATTCTCCTGCTTACGCCCTGCCCGGCGGTCAACAAAGGATGCCACTGCGTAGTACACGTTGTTACCGGCGCCGTTCAGCGCGTCTATGTTGCTTGCCAGCGCAGCTATGTCACTGTGGAATCCCTGCCTCGGTCCTTGGCCTTTGTTGAGTGTTATTGAAACAACATAGCCCTCGGACGGGAGGACCCGCCGAAGAAACTCAAGCGTATCCATGGCCTACCCCTACCTTCATCCTACCCAAAGAGGAGGGGGAAAAACCCCCTCCTTAGTCTATTGATACTGGGCAACCAGAGCAAGCAACCTGTGCTTGCGCATTGGCTGTGTCAGACCAAGGACCTCGGGTGTTGGCCACCCGTGTTCGCGCACAATCGACACTAGAACACGTACTGTCGATAACACCTTATCCGCGTTCTTTGGCCGGACAGTCTGCCCCCTGACCCAGCCATAGTACGTCACCCGAGAGACAGCGAATAAGCTAGCCATCTCCCCGGTGGTAATAAGCATGTGCTTGCGCAACGCCTCGATCTTTGAGAAATCGAGGTTGTTAGGCATCATCAGTTCCCATGTCACCGATCATGTTGGCAATCTCATCTGCCAGATCGACACCGCTGCTCACCGCTGGTGCAGGCTTGGCAGCAGGCTTGGGCGCTGCAGCCCTCGGAGCAGGAGTAGCAGCGGCAGGCTTGGCAGCACCGAACCCGCGCTTGGGCGCCGCAGCAGCCGGAGCCGGGGCTTCCTCCCCAGCTTCCTCAACCGCTGGGGCTGGTGCAGCAGGGGCGACCTGACGAACGGGAGCAGAGCGTGGAGCCGGGGGCGGCGCCGCTTTAGCAGGTTGAGTTTCACCAGTGATCTCCTTCACCTTATCCGACCCGAACAGGTCATCAACCGCACCCATGGTTTCCTCATCCAAGAACCCGCCGAACCCGAACTTCAGCTTCGGGAAGGACGCATCCGTGTCAAAGGAGATGCGGGTACGTGCGATCTCAGGCGCGATGCCGTGGACAGACAGTTCCTTCTGGTAGGCGTTCAGCCCCTTCAGCGCAGCCGGGGTTACTTCCAGCAGGTACACAGGGCCAGTGGCATCGTCAGCCGCAACCACGGCCAGACGCTTCTTGTCGGCACAAGCCTTCACTTGCTGACCGTTGGGCGTCACTTTGGAACCCCATGCGTTGTGCGGGCAGTTGGCACACAGGTCGTTCTGCGGGTTGGTTGAGTCCGGGTGGGGGCCAACACCATCAAGGGAGTAGCAGTCAGGCGCCTGCGGTTCGCTATCCTTGTTCCATTCCTTGGCATACCAAGCCTTGGACAGACGGGGGTTAGCGCCGACGATGACCACATCAAGCTGCGTCTGGTTAAGCACAGTCTCAGCACCGTCTTCAACGATGCGGAAGCGTGACCCCTTGATGGAGATGCGGGGGAATTCACCACCGCCGCCAGAGATACCGCCAGCCAAGGCTTGTGCCAGGGCAGAAGGCTGACCCATACGCGCCGCAAGGTGCGCTGGGACTTTCACGTTAGCAGGAATAAGATTGCTCATGGGTTTCTCCTGTTATGAGCGTGGATATTTAAGTGGTTGAGCGACTTTAGCCATGCCGCCACTGCCGCCACTGATGGCACCGCTAGCGCCGATAGTCACAGTAGGGGGCACACCCATTGCGACCCGCGCTTGAAGCGTGATGATCTGATCACCGATCTCACTGACTTCTTTGCAGTACACCAGGGTGTTCTGATGTGAGTGATAGTCGCTGTGGGAAATGACAAACCCGTTTGAGATGCGGAACACCGACACGACCGGCTGGCCATTGTACAGTGCGTTGCTCAGATGGTTCGGCCTATCCGGTGCCGATGGTCCGTACACCTCCTTCTCTGCGTTACGCATCATGCGTAGCAGCCATTTGCCTATCATTACCCGTCCCCCTTCGCTGTCGGTTTGCGTACGTTCACTTCCAACTTGGTGCCGTAGTTCACGCCTGATGGCACTGCGCCACGGGCTTCAATGTAACCGCGCACTGCGGTTTTGCTGACACGGCGCTCAAGAAGATCAAACGCTTCGTTGTCCTTGATGTATACGAGCACCGCATCCCAGTCAGCCACATTGGCAAAGTCCGTGGTGGTCACGAATGCTGTGCCGTGGTTGGTCTTAAAGGACGTGACGCCTTGCACGTTAGCCTGTTCGAGAAGCCATGCTTCCATCTTTGACATCTTTGCCTTGATGTCATTGACCTTTTCTTCTGCTTCACGTTCGACTGCCTGCTTCCGCTGTCGCAGGGTAATGTACCCAGCGACAACTTGGTCAACTGTTAGTTCTGCCATTTGTCTACCTCGCTTGTTGTATCAATTCCAGCAGCAGTCCTTGTAACCGCTGCTTCCCCTTGAGCCGTTCGTACATCTTATGTTCAAGCGCAGTGGCTTCAATGTGGATGACGTTCGACACGTTACGCTTACCAATACGTTCAATTCGTCCGTTAGCTTGAACGTACTGCTCGTTGCTTGTCACTGGTCCGTACCAGATCACAGTACTGGCAGCGGTAAGTGTCAAGCCATGAGCCATTGTAGCAGGGTGCGCAATCAACACGTGCGGGTCACGCGCATCCTGAAAGTTCTTGAAGATGGTTGAACGCTCAGACGAACTGACCGCGCCGTTGACCACAGCAACTGACCATCTCTTGCTCAGCTCACGCTCAAGCATGTAGAGGGTGCCGGTCAGCGGGACGAAGATGATGACCTTCTGCCCCGCTTCTTCAATGATCTCATTCACAGCGTTGACACGCGGTGAACAGTCGAGTTCGACGTTGTTACCATCTTCATCATAAGCCACACCGCAGGCGATCTGAACCAGCTTCTGGACCTTGACCGCTTCGTTGACCGCAGTGATCGTGCTGCCTTCGTCAGATACCTCAGTCATAAGATGGCGCATCATGGTATCGTAGTGCTTCTTCTGGTCGGGTGTCAGGTCTACCTGTCTTGTCTGTATGATAGTGTCAGGAAGATCAAAACACTCGTCACGTGTGAAGCGCACCGCTGGGTGCAGGATGTGGTACACAGTCTCAACACTTCCTGGGCGGGGCAACCAACGGTACTGGCGTTCTTTATACATCACTTGGTCGCGGAACGCTGTGTAAGTCTGAGTGCAGTACGGACTATCAACCAGCTTCGCCAAGGCCCACGCATCAGTCGGTTCGTTGGGTGTCGGTGTGCCGGTCATCAGCCACAGGTGTGTGTTTGGGTTCTTGTCCATCCACTTCCTGAACACCTTGAACCGCGTCGTACCGGGGGTGCGTAGCACCGCAGCCTCATCAACGATGACCAGATCGAACATGCCAACGGTGTCGTCAGCGATGATTGGGAAACCATCGTGATTGATGATGAAGAAGTCAGCATCTGTTCTCAGCAACTTCTTCCTGCGTTCAGCCGTGCCGTGCAGCACCACGCCCTTGCGGTCAGGGAAGCCCATGAAGATGGCATCACCCCACACACGGTCGAGTGTGGACAGCGGGGAGATGATAAGCACCTTACCTATGCTGCCTGTACGCATGAGGTAGTCAGCCGCCCACAGGGCACTCTGCGTCTTGCCAGTGCCGATCTCGTTCAGCACCAGGGCCTTCTTGTGGTAGGTCAGGAAGGCAGCGGTCTTGCGCTGGTGCTCATACGGCTGGAACCGCCCGGGCCACTCATAGTAGTGCTCAATGGGTGACGGAGCTTCGATCCCGAGCCGCCGCAGGATGGCAACCTCCCGTACCTTATGCGGTACGACCACCACATCATGACCCTGCAGGTGCACGGCCTGAGCAGACGGTATGGTTTCCAGTACCCGGCCAGGATGGTTCAGCTTGAGAACAAGCGCCTTGGCTTTCTCAAGCACCAGCATCAGTCAAGCCCTTGGATGTAATCCCTTGCAGCAGCCAGCGTGGCATCATCATAGACGACAAAGCACTTGCCGCCTGCCCGCTCGATCTTTGCCATACAATCAACCTGTAGCTTGGTTGGTTTGCTCTTAACATCTGCCTTTACCTCTATCCCGACGAAATAACCATTCACACATACGATCCGATCAGGGATGCCTGCCCTGCCGAACGGCCCCGCTTGGGGGCTGAAGAACCAAACACCTAGTTGGTTCAACATCTTGTCAACTTTAGCCTTAACTTTACTCTCAGGTGTGGCCATTTTATACTCCTACTTTACACCAGTGTCAAGTTCACTTTGCCGTAATCGCAGAAATCTTTACACGGGCAGTACCGGCACAAGCCACTTGGTTTGGCTGGCCAGTTATCCTTCTCTGCTGCCACTTCAATACGCCGGATGCGGTCGAGCAACCGTTCCCAGTACACCGAGGCATCCCGCTTGCGGTATATCTCCTTATCCGTGCTCATGTCCTGAGTCCACACGAAGGTGCTGGTCACCAGCTCAACGTCAGGATAGTGCGCGAACACCTGCAACGCGAACAATTCAAGCTGTGTAAAGTCCGGCCTGCGCTTGCCGGTCTTCCAGTCCATCACCACGGCGCTGTGTTTCTTCACAATCAACACGTCAAGTTTGGACCTGATCCACGCATCCGGGTCCCACCAACCTGTCGGTGTTAACCCAGGGTTAAGGGTCATCTCCTGCTCGATGTGCAGGTCACCCGTCCCCACCATGGCTTTGATCACACTGACCACGGGTTCTAGGTTAGCTACTTCCGAGGGTAGTTCTTCAAGCACCCCCTTCAGCCGTTCTTCCAAGAACTTGTGGATACGCTCACCGTGCAGGCTGGCCTCACCCCCCTGGTCCTTAACCGTCTTGGCAATACGCTGGTGGTAGTACCGAAGGGGGCAGTTCTCAAACAGCTTGATGGATGAGAACGAATGGCTGAGCTGCATTATGTTTCCTCGGGTTCCGATGCCATTGGTATAACATACACCCCGGCTTCGAGAAACATCTGCTTGGCAACCTCGAACTCCTCGGCTGGCATGTTGGTCTGCCCTGCCCCTGTGTACACCACCTGTATGCCAGCTTGGATGAGGGTGCGCGCACAGCGGGCACAGGGCTGATGGGTGACATAGGCATACCCACCGCGCAGCGAAGCACCCACCTTGGCAGCTTGGGCTACTGCGTTCTCCTCAGCATGGGCAGTCCACAGGTACTTGGTCGGTCGCTCCATGCGCTCAGGCAGATCACGCACTCCGATAGGGATACCGTTATACCCGCTGGCCACGACCACCTTGTCGCTGGATGTGACGATGCAGCCCACTTTGGTGCTCGGGTCTTTCGACCGTGTGGCCACCATCTCGGCCATGTCCATGAAATACTTCTGCCATGACTTGCTCACTTGCATTCTCCGTAGTTGGGACCATGATCTGCTTCACATGCCACGGGTAGGTCCGGTGCCCATGACGGTGGTGTTGACATGACTTGCACCATGTATGCCTTGGCTCCCTCAACCTCAGCTTCGTCACACAAGATCACCACTTCATCGTGAACCTGCAAGACAACTTTGTAACGCCGCCCAATGATAGCCATTTGTTCAGCCACGACAATGCGGGCCAGTGCCTGCACGATGTTCTCAACAACCTTCCCACCATAGATGCGGGTGAACTTGTCGTACGGCATACTGGCTCCGGTGACCTTGGCCTTAACCGTTTCGCGATACACACGTGCATCACCAGCGTAGGCGTACCCATTCCCGTACTGGGTCAGTAGCGGGTAGCGGATGAACAACCCGTTGGGTAGCGCGATACCTTCCTTGGATGTGACCAGTGTGGGCAGCGCATCGGATAGAACAAGCTCATCACCTTCAATGATCTTACTCAGTGCCGCGTTGCAGCGGTTCCACAAAGCGCCAACTCTATGGTTCTTATCCCGATACAGACTCACGATACGCATCGCTTCATGCAAATCAATCTCAACCTTGATCCCGCCCATACCAAGGGCAAGCGCGTCACGGAACTTGGTTGAACCCATGCCGTAACCAAGGCCGAGGATACAGGTCTTACCAACGAAGCGTTCTAGCTTGTCAGCCTTGGTCACCTTGCGACCGTACACCTCACTGGCAAACTCAGAGTAGATGTCACGACCCTCAGCAAAGGCTTGCACCAGATCGTTCTGCCCGGCCACCCATGCCAGCACACGAGCTTCAATCTGCGCCGAGTCACATGCCACCAGCATCTTACCAGCAGGCGCACAGATGGAACGCCGCAGCGCACCGCCACGTGGTAGGTTCTGTAGGTTCATCTTATCACCACCGCTGAAGCGGCCTGTGTGTGCGCCGTAGTAGTTAAGCAGGATGGGCAGGGTGCCACGCTCAGACACACCGAGCAGCGACCGGGTGCGGCTCTCCTCAATGGTTGACTTCACACCAAGCCGTGCGCCCACGGCATCAGCAACGAACGGGTTGTCATGTTCGAGCAGACCGGTGAAGTTCTTATCCGACTTGCTGAACGCCCATGCTTGCTTACCCGTGGTCAGGCTGGTCTTCGTCGGTGGGTCAATGCCAAGCACCTTGAGGTAGGTTGCGAACTTCTCATTGGACATGAGCGTTTCACGCGCTGCCTGTGGATCAAGGAACGCAGCGGCGTTACCCAGTGTGTTGAGCAGGTCTTCCTTACGCAGCACTTCATTATCAAGGTGCTCGGTCAACACGTCACGGTTAAGGGTGAGCGTTGGCTCAGTATACATACGCAGCGTCTGGTCGATAATCATCAGCTCACTGACCGGGAACCCTCGTGCCATCCTTCGGAACAGCTTGTAGGTAAGCTCCACATCATTGCAGCAATACGATGCGTACCGCTGCATCTCATACGTGGTGAAGTCAAGGCGGCGCTTGCCCAGTGCGTTCAGCACTTCGTCACCTTTCTCACCCAAGCGGTAGTGTGCTGCCAACATCTTGAGAGAACCGCCAACCATGACGTTGTGCAGGGGGCGAGCCATTGACAGGGTATCCAGCCACAGCTTCGGCTTGATGCCGAAGTGCCATGAGAGGATGGCACCATCGAACACGGTGTTGTGTGCAAGGATGGCCTTGTCGCGGTAGTCAAGTGACTTGAGGAACCTACCCGGATCAGTACCGGTGTACCAATCCGTAGGGTGGTCGTTGACCTTCACAGCTACGCCGATCACCTCGAACCGAGGGTCACGCACATAGGCTTCGGTCGTCATCTTGGATAGGCTGTAGTCCCTATCGTAGTAGGTCTCCATGTCTATAGTAACTATATCCATCACATGATGTCCTTATAAGATTCCCGCCGCACTATTAGACTAACTACTTTCTGGCTAACCCCATATTGTAGCGCTAGGTCTACCTGACGGATACCACCAGAATCATAAGTTGCCCTAAGTTCACGGACTTGTTTTGGGGTTAACTTTGCATTCGCGTGTTTTGATCTGGGTTGAACCTTACGCCCTTTATGGTAAGCATCCAGTAGGTTTGCTCTCATAGACCCTAAGAAAAGGTGCCTTGGGTTACAACAAAGTCTGTTATCACAAGTATGCAGGACAAAGCGCTTGTACTGCTTCGCCCTCCTTTCCAGCCTGAACCCAGTGAGCAGCGCCACACCACCGTAGTGTAGGTAGTACGCTACTCTATGAGCCTGTACATGCTTCCCATGCCACGTCAGATTCCCGTACCCAGAGCTAGTCCTAGCCCCCTGCCAATCCCAACAAGCGTCATCTGCGCCACGCGCAACGCGGCGCCAGAAGTTTTCGGGTGTGTTTCTCGGGCTCATTACTAGCGTATAGCAGGTCTAACTACACAGAGTCAATCGTTACTATGTCCACTACTTCACTCCCATCTTCTTTGCTGCTCGGAACGCAGCGTATTTGGCTTTGAACTCTGGGTCATTCTTAACCAAGTCAGCTATGAATTGAAGTAGCATATCCTCAGTTTCAACAGCCATCATCTCACGACGAACGGCCAGACGCAGTTGCTCGTCAAAACCTGAGCGAACAGTCACACCGGGTGGGTCCCACCCTACGGTGTTGTTAGTGATTAACAGTCACACCGGGTGGGTCCCACCCTACGGTGTTGTTAGTGATTATCGTTTTCATCTTGCTTCCCCCCTATCTTACGTATCTTCTGAACAGTGGACACTATCTCGCCATGTCGTTGCTTGCCGTGGTTACCAGCGATGATAACCCGTTGGCCTGTGTCGAACTGTGCGAAGTAGTGGTCCTTGGATTTAACCAGTTTGTATGGCACCGGACTTTCATCCAGTGCCAATCTGATCTTCGGGTCAAGCTTCATTGTCGTCGGGCCGGTGCTCGTTGGTGAGCCATCCACGCTTCATTGACTTTATCAAGGGTACGTTCAAGCTCAGCCAGCTCACGCTGACACGACCAGTATTCCTCAGTGTCTGGGTAAGTCTGCTCAATGAACTGCTTCTTTGAAGCGATCCTACCCATCAGCGTATACAGTGACACAGGCTTGTTGGTGTCAACCTTCTTCGGCTCACGGACGATCATCATCACCTCCCCCTCGCACTTCATATGACAATAGAAACAGGATGCAGCAGCCAGCGTGTGCCAGATGCGACAGGCCAGTCTCGGGATCACAACGCTCACCCCTCCACCATGCCCACATGTGGCGCATCAAGGCAGAGAACGGGCGGCTCCATGCCATGCCCTTCTCCCAGTTACGTGGTGCATACTTGGTCGCACCGTAGTCCAGTACCTTCACGATCTCCTCAACAGCATCGGATGGCAACAGATGATAGGGCAGCTTGCCCGTATCATCCTTACGCCCTTCACTCATCCCGGTCATCTGTCTTTCCTTTCTGCATGAAGTACATTGTCTTCTCAGCGTTAGCTATGATGGTTGATAGCTGCACGTTGTAGAATGTTGCCAACACAACCAGCTTCGATAGTGATGGCAGTAGTCTGCCCTGTTCCCAGCTTGATATGCTGGTTTCAGAGAAGCCTGTAGCGCCATAGACACCTATGATCTTATGGCCGCGCACCTTACGCAGTGTACGCAGCACAACACCAAGTGCCTTGGCAAACTCAGTAGCATCTATCCGTATAGCCATAGTGCCAACCCCACAGCACAGCCTGTTCCAAAGAATGATGCCAGCCATATCAAACACAAGGCTATGATGGCATCGAGCTTCACGTTCTTCACTGCGTATCCTCCTGTGTAATAGCTAGCCTGTGGCCAAGTGCTTTGAACACCCGCTCAAGATCAACGATGCTGGGCACTGTGTCACCCATGCGCCAGCGGCGGATGGACCGCTCACTTATCCCTGACATCTTGGCCAGAGTACCAAGCGTCAGACCTTGGTCTTCTGCTAACTCAGAGATGAGGTGCACCAGTGTGTGCACCGTCTCATTAGCTGGCTTCGGTTTCATAGCCCTATCACCTCCACTTTCACTTTGTCTTTACCGTCCATCTTGATTGTGCGTGTGCCCTTGGCCAAGCCAACCAGTGTGTCGCACAGGCAGTACACTTCATATTGCAGGGTACGTACCTTGTACTCCAACCAGAGGCACCACACGGCCAACACAAGGCCGAGGATGACCAGCGTTGTCTCGCTCATATCGTCACCACCTCACCCCATGGTGCCTCGTCGTCACCGTTGCTGACCCACAGTACAGGATGCTCAGGTGCATCACCGAAGTCATTGCAGTACAGGTCTGTCAGAAACACAGTAGCAATAGGCTGGATGTCGTGCTCATCCATGAACCGGAACACAGGGCTGAAGGCTGTACCGCCACCACCATGAGGCTCGATGTGCAGCGTATCGTCACGACCGAAGCGGTCGTAATGGCACACCTTGCTGTCGAAGTAGATGATGTGCAGGGCAGACGGATCACCATCTTCCTTGACTGACCGCACCTCGGCAGCGAACTCATTCAGCACACGGTCGGTAATGGAACCGGAGCAGTCAATGGCAATGGCGATCTCACCAAGGCTCTCGCCTGTCACGCTGGGTAGATATAGCCCTTGTGAAAGGAACCGCCTGTTGGGCCGTGAGAAGCTACGCATGTCGGTCTTGCACTTCTCAACGAACCTACGCAGCACATCACGCCAGTCCACCTTGGGATGCAGTGTCTCATCAATGAAACGCTGCATGTTGGCAGACAGTTTGCCCATCATCTTCGCAGCCTGCGCTGCCTGAGCAACCTTTACTCGCCACTCAGCCTGCTCCTGTGCCTGCTCAGCAGGGGAGCCTGATGCGTCTTCGATGTCAGCACCGGGGCCACCGGGCGCACCCTCACTACCTTCCGGTAGGATGTTGTAGATACCATCACTGGTGCCACCACCAGCATGATAGATGTTGCGGTCGAGGCATCCGCCTTCGATGAACTTACCGATCTTCTCATCAATGAGAAGCTGGTTGATCACATAGTCAGCGGCCTTGTTCCACTTCATGGGGTCACGACCATGCCGCCGGTACACATGGTCAAGCATGGGGTGGAAGCACTCATGTGCCACAAGGAACGTGACCTGTTCATCAGTCAGGGTGTCAAGGAAGTCAGGGTTGAACCTGATCTCCTTGCCGTTGGTGCAGGCAGTCGGGATGGTATCATCCAGACGCATTGGCATACCGAGGGCTACAGAACCCACGAATGGGTGCTGTAGGATAAGCCCTGTCTTGGCCTTGGCCAGACGCTTCATGTGATCCATTACAGTACCCTCAGAACTTCGACGCCATTGCGGATCGGGTCACGTGTCGTGAGGTAGTTACCAGCGCCCCACATCTGGCCAGCACGTGACGACACAGACGACTGCAATGACTTCAGATCAAAGTCGCCTACAGGGATGATCACCTCATCGCCTGGACCCATGGTTGTAATATAACCAAGGACGTAATCACGCAGGGCATTGTGCGGGTACTTGTGTGGCGCACGTTTACGCACCTTCTCAGGCACTGGTGCAGCAACCACAAGGGTGCCGTACTCTTTGCCGTCCGGTGCAATGATTTTGTATTGCACACCAAGACTATCAATGCGCTTCAGCGCGTCGATAAGAACTCGGTTCTTCAGCTCGGTCCACTCAGTCATTGTTCATTCTCCTTTTATATGCCGCTCATGAATGAGCGCATCTTGTCCATGATTTGTTGTGCTTGGTCGGCAGTGTCCTGCCGCAGTGTTTCGTTTGCCCGCAGTGCATCGGGATGATGCGCTGCCAGTTTGCTCTCCACCTCCTGTCTCATTGCTTCAAGGTTCGGATCATCGCCAATGTTGAGCCGTGGTAGAAGTTCACACAATTCTTTGGCGTGATCAATAAGGCTGTCGTAAATTCTTCCTTTCGGATTGCCGAGCTGCCGGGCGATGTGCTCAACACGCTCAAAAAGACGGGTCCATATGTCACGGGATGCTACCGCATGGGCCTGCTTGAGACGGGATGAAACATCCTCCTGCAACCGTGTCAGCTCATCGCTTGACAGTGACGTACGGAAGTCAGCCGAAGGCACAGGGAACACAGCCATGTCCATCTTGAACTTGGCCGCGATCTGTCCCTCATCAGGGTAATCGCTATCTAGATACATATTACCAAGAGAACGCTTGGCTTGTAGCTTCAGTGCTGGGTAGTGGTGCACGAAGCTGGCAACCAGTGACTGCCACTCACCCTTAGCCGTACGGAACTTCGTCATGAAGTTCAGGTAGTTAGCCGAAGGTAGAAGCTGCGTACCTTCCAGTCCCCATGGCAGGGTATTGGTGTAGAACTCCTGACGAATGGCCGCACTCTTGGCGTGTACCATGTCGAGGTAGTCATTAGCAGGCAGCAACACCTTGTTGAACCGACCAGCATCATTGCTGGCATAGTTCATGCTAAGGGCCTGTTGCGTTACTCGTTTGTCATGCTTGCGCGCCGTCCACTGTGAGATGGAAAGCTGCACAAGCAAAGCGCGATCACTTAGGTTCATCGTTCTTCTCCTCGATATATGTTTTGTGTAGCACTAGGCTGTTGATAAGGTTCTGGGAGACACCGTAGTGCCTCGCCAGATTACCCTGTGACCAATGACCAGTGGCATACAGACGGCGTATCTCCACTGCCTGCTCCGGTGTCAGCTTGTTGTGAGATGTCAGC